GAACCATATGTTTCCATATGGACTGGACTATATCTTCACCTTATTATTCTTATAAGGTGTCGGGCGCTAATCTGGTATTACTCAACACGCTTGTTGAACCCAGTAGTCTCTGAACCTTCCACAGAAGCGTCTGTGGCTTGGCTGCTGATTGGCATATTCTCTAAGAGAACTTAGCGTTCCAGCAATTCACCCGATTTATAGTGACCCTATTTTAGTTAAGCCACTCATCAAGGGAAGCAGATTCCCAGATTGGATAGAACACATACTCCATAAGTTTCCTTATAGTGTGGACTATATCATCACCCTAAGTTGAGGGTGTCGGGCACTCTAGCCTGTTATTAAGAGGACTGAACCTCTCAGGTAGTCTCTGAACCTTCCTCAGATGTATCTGAGGCTTGGCTGCTGATTGCCATACCAGTAAAAGACCATCCATAAAGTTGTTTCTTTTCACCACGAAGAAGTTTTCCTATGAGTGCTTTGTTTGGAGTATCAAAATATTCAATATCTTGAAGTTCTTCACAAAGTTTAGTCACACTTTCTTGTGGAGAAAGAATAACAGTTTTTCCAGATTTATGCTTCCAAGTAGTTGAGTTTTTTAGTATCTCTACCAAATCACTTTTTTGTCTTGAAAGTCCAACTTGCTTTCCATAAGTTTTACCAACTTTTTGTCTAGCAAGAAACTGGTTTTGAGTATTAGCAGAACCTCCTTTTGTTCCACCTTTTAGTCCTTGTTCTCTTTGCCATTCACTATTCCAAAAAAGATTACCTTTTTGTTTATTAGTTTCAACAGCAAGTTGAGAACGAAGTTTCACACTTTCCATATCTTGGTTCCATCTCATTTCGTAAGCAACTTTGTCACCTATTTCTTGAAATGACAACCAACGATAATAATGAGCGAGAGTGTGTATATGAGGAGGTAAGTAAATTAGATTTTCTTTGTCATCAGTACCACCAGAATGCTTGGGAACAATGTGGTGTTTTTCATAGTACTCACTATCAAAGTTTTCAATTTTACAATACTCAATAAACTGTTCGTAGATAGTCATTAGGATAAAAGTGGTTTCCATATTACTATTTATACACTTTTATCCTTTTACTGGGTTAGGTTTCCAGCAATTCACCCGATTTGCTTATACCATTACTGATATAAGGCACTCCTTTACGAATGCAGTCCAATAGCATTGGACGAAGGAACAACAGCACCAGAGATGATGTTGTTTCCGTAGAGAAGTGAACCCGATACTGGTTCACGAATGCCGTCGATGTCAACGGGTGGCGCAGCAATAAAAGCAACGATGAAACAGATTGTAGCAGCAAGTAGACATGGAATCATAAGAGTTCCAAACCAACCAACGTAAAGACGATTGTCGGTAGAGGTAACCCACTCGCAGAACTGTTCCCAAGTGTTACCTTCACGCTGACGTGAAAGAGTAGCAGTCATAGTTTATTAGAACGTTTTGTTTGAAAATTAGGTAAACAAATGTAACGAAGAGGGTATAGTCCGTTACATTTGTTTACCTATTTAGTATAGCAGCAGTTCGGTTTCCCGTCAAGCCTCCAGATTGTCCCAATTTGGGGACATCAGAAGGAGGCATCCGCTTGCTGGTAATCAGTATAGCATGGTTGGATCTCCCAGCGCAACCAGTCTACCTTTCTTTCTGCGATCATTTGTTCCAGTTCTTCAACTGTCAAGCTGTGTGCAACAACTTCAGTTTTGTCCGTATTCTTTTTATAGATATGGAACATTTGATTGTCTAACATATAATCCTTTGAATTCAACAAAATAAAAAAGGGACCGTTCTGTTATTTGGCAGAGGTCCCTTTGGCTTGCGCCGACGATATTCAGTTTTATTTATATGGTGGTGGATTAGGGTAGTACTGGGGCAAGAACTGCCCAACTAAAAAGAGAAGTTAATGATGCAAAAAGAATTGTAGTCGTGGTGAAGTTCATAGATCATTCATCAGAGTACATATTATATATCAGTTTTGTATCACTATGATACACTTTGGTATCATTCGTCACCAGATTGTGTCAGCATAGCCGCACCTGCGAAGGTACTTAGAAGGATAATTGCTGTTGCTAGGAGTGCCATCATAGATTAGCAAGACCCAGTATTTATACCTACCAGATGCCAGGAATGACTTGTCCTGTCAGGGTATACGCACCAACTGCTGCGACGAATCCCAACATAGCCAGACGTGCATTCAGAATTTCTGCTTCAGGGGTAAAAAACTTTTTCATGATAGTCAACCGTAGTATTTGCGAATGAGATAAGGAGAGTTGAAAACCTCTTTGATAGAAAGGGTTTTCAGTTTTTCTTTTTGTTCAGGGGATAGAGAACCCCAACGAAGACGAGCAAGAATATACTTAAGCATTATATGGGTGTTTTTGTTTTAGTTCTGGATCTGGATTACAGATCTTTTTTTCTTTCACAGGTTTGATGACAATAAATTTATCATTCTTTAGAGTGCCTGCCACTTTTACTTCTAGTTCTAGATTATTCCAGTCTAGACTCTGGAGGGCAACTCCAAGTTGCCCCAACATATTAGCACTCATAGATACTGATCAAACATTTTACGAATATTTTGAGTGATAGGAAGACCGCCAATAAATTGTTCTAGTTTCTCTCCATTCTCATCAGTAATAACAAGAACTGGAGTGGCAGTCACACCATATTTCTTGGCAAGATCTAGATTCTCTTGTGGAATTGGTGTGTCGCTAAAGTCATCAAGATCAACTTTCTCAATAACATCTACACGCTCATCTTTCAGAGCATTCATGTAACGATTCACCAATCCACAAGGACCACAGGTTTCTTTAGAGAAAAGGAGAAACTTGATCAAAGATTCTCCTCCTGATCAGAGAGAATCACACAATCGCTAGTTGGATATGCCACACAAGTCAGAATGTAACCTTCTGCAATTTGATCATCATCAAGGAAAGATTGCTCTTCATTATCTACAGTACCACTAACCAGTTTACCAGCACACGAAGAACAAGCACCAGCACGACAGGAGTAGTTGATATCCACACCTGCTTCTTCAGCAGCATCAAGGATGTACTGATCTTCTGCACACTCAAAAGAAGTCTCAGTACCTTCAGGGGTTTGAATAGTAACGTTAAAAGCCATTAGTAAGTCTCGCAAAGTTTTTCAACAGACGCTGCCAGTAGAACGAAAAAGGCAACCGAGGTTATTGTAAAGGTGATTGCTGCCATTGTCAAGCCACTCCAAAAAAGAGGTTTCCAGTCAGAGCATATGATACAGCACCAGCGATGATCCCAAGCATCGCCCAGCGACCATTAGCTTTCTCGGCACGTTCAGCATAGGGTTCAATACCATAGCGCTCAAGTGCTTCCTTTGTCATGTACATCGCAGGTTCCTTAGCGAACATGTTCATTTGTCCGAACTCGTTTTTGGTGACAGTCATGAGTTTTGTAACGAAATACAACAGAATTATATAGGAAAGGTAAAGTTATGTCAAGGGGGGTCCTGTGCAGGTTTGCTAACCGTCCATTCCATAAATAAATATGGATCCAAATCAATGGCAACTATGAGAAAACTAATTCCATTTGCGATGATTCTGATGGCGGCACCAGCACATGCCAATCTTGTTAACAAAATTTCTTCTTCAGTTCAACTGTCTGTAGAAGGTCCAGCAGTTCAATCCACAAGACTTGGTTCTTCTTATTCAGTATCTGGAGACAACATCGCAGTTACTACTCTTGGTGGTCTTACAGGTGGCACCGCAACGGCACCTGCAACTGTGAGTGCTGGTTCTTATGCAATCAATAATAATGGTCAGTCATTTAGTTTTGCCGAGAATACTTTTATTGGTGACACAGTAGTTACTACTCAGACAGCACTCTCTGGTGGTCAGATTGATACTCCAAATCTTTATGGAGAATCTACCACACAGGTTGGTGGAACTGCTGGAGCACTTGCTGGAACGATCGACACCGCAGGAGCAATCACTCTGACTGCTGGTGGTGCTGGAACAGTAGCAACAGGACAATTCGTAACAGAACTGACTGTAAGATAATGAAAAGGTTATTTGTTATTTTGGCACTGCTTGGGTCTCCTGCCTATGCGGTGCCTGTGGTTCCTAATTTTACTCAAGGGAGTATGACGAGCCACACAGAAACTAGACAGAAAATAACAGAGACCATCAATTCGATGGACTATAACACTGGATATCAATATTCTGTATCTGGGACTGGTATCACTGCAACTGGTGCATTATCACCATCTACATCTACTTCTACATCAACCATAGACGGAGTGAATTCTACATGGACAGGCATAGGAACCAAAGTAAACTTTACACAAACAACTCCAGGCGCAGCATTTCAATTCTCAGAAACTTATCTTGGTCCTGGTCTAAGCAATCAAACGATCATTCAGAGAACAACAGAAATAGAATCAATTACAGATACTCAAAGTATCTTCTCCCAATAATTCTAGGACTCTATCCAAATGTCAGCATTGCCCAAACTGTTGGCGGTGTATCTGCTACTGCTGCTCCTGTTGCTAATAGTTCAGGGAGCGTTACCAATCAGGCGATCCAGGTGCTGCAAGGTCCGTATATTACGAACACTTATGGAAATGGAATTCAGTGTCAAGGACCAACTAGAAACTTCACCCCCTATGTAACTGGTAGTGCTTCTGCTACCAAACCATATGAACCTTATTATAATGATCCAATATATGATATGAGGGATCTTGATGAGGATGGAGCACCAGATAATCCTGGCGATGTCTTGTATCGTATCCCTATTAGAACAGGTCAGAAAGATAACTACAATCTTGGAGTTGGATTCTCAATCACATGGTCAACACCAATAGACAAAGAACTCCAAGACAAATGCAAAGAAGCAGCTAATGCTAACATCGAGATGATGAAGCAACTAACTGCTAATAAGAGACTTGATTTTGAGATCGCAAGACTCAAGAACTGCGGCGAACTAATGAAGCAGGGTATCATGTTCCACCCCAAGAGTCCTTACTATAAAGTTTGTGCAGATGTTGTGGTCCAGAATGTAACTCAGGTTCCTAAGCACGAACATCCACACTTACATGCTATCCCTTCGGTTTCAGAGCAGATCTCAGTTCCCGAATCACCCGAGTCCTCTCTCGCTGAAGATCTTGGCGCTCCTTTACAGATAAAACAGGAGTAGTTTTACCTCTAATAGCAGCAATCTTTTTCATAACTTTCTTTACTGTTGGTTTGATAACCTTCAGTAAGATATCTGCTAATGGCTTTGCCATGATGGCAGATCCTGTAGCAATAACAGCAATACTACCAGTCATAATAATAGATCCAGCACTAGGAAGACCAGCAACTATCTGCTGAGGTGCTGATACTTTCTCTGTTATTTGAACACACTCATTACCAATCAATTTATATTCTACTACTTTCTTTCTGTATCCTTCAAGATATGTACCAACGGGTTCCTTAGCATCTTGTGCTGGTGTTGGACACTTGGTAGCAGAAAGAACAGGGGGAGTTTTAGGTATCGGTAACTCAGGAACAGGGAGAGTTTTAGGTTGCTCTTTTGTTCTAGTATCAACTCCAGCAGGATAGGTAGGAATTATCTGCTGTGGTTCAAAATTAATAGGATTATAACTGGGGACACCGCTATCGCAGTAAGTAACCAATCCTTTAGGGTCATCCCTACCGATTGTCTTGGATCTGGAGTTCGTCTCATGCGCTTCTACGCACCCAGGAATATCTACTATGGGCACACCAATATTTACCACGACAGGTGGTTCAAATGGCAGGGATGTGTAGTTTTCTGAAGCAGTTATTGGGGGTGGTATATTGATAGTACCGATCTTTATCTCTCTTATCTCCATCAGCAATCGTTGAATACTGAACCTATTTCTGATCCTAGACTGGACCCTGCCTTCTGCCCCAGCAAGACCGCCCAACCTGCCGCTAACCAACCGACGTAAGGGATACCCGAAAGGACAGGAGCAACGGCACCTGTGGCGATGCTAGCGCCCGCTATGGCACCTTGTGAGCGTGCTCCAGCGTCCGCCCGAATACACTCTTCGCTTTTGGCATTCTGCTTTCCCTCGTCATCAACAGCACCTCCTACATTTCTAGTGCCATCCATGGTATATTCATCACGACGATACTCAGATCTCTTCTCACTACCACCACCAAAGATTCCTTTCTTGGTAGCATCAACTTCAAGAGATCTCTCAGATGACAATACCTTAGGATCATTTGCTTTATACTTTATTGAGTATCCATCCCTTCCAACATTCACATCCCATGATGAGTATTCACCTGTGGGAATGTTGATAGCAGGATACTGTGGTCGGTTGGCATACTTTTCAGTTAGACTTATTAGATGACCTAGCACTCCAATATGTGCAACACCAATAGCACTACCAATAACTAACGCAGCAATTTTTACTGGGGATGTTTTCTTTGGTTCGTCCAATTTATTCTCCTCAGTAGGTGTTACCTTAGACCTCCTCATGATCATAAAGGAACATTAGGTCCCGTTGTAGTAGGAAGATTGGGAGTAGCTGCATCAATCATCTCAGGTAGTGCTTTCTTTATTGCCTCAATAGCAGCAGAACTAACCTTCTTTCTAGCATCTTCAATTAGAACATCAGCATTTTTGTATAGATATATACCACTTCCAAGTACAGACAAGGAAACTAAACCAGATAATAACGCTACAACATTAATTAGTTTTTGCATCTTTCTTATTGTCAATCGCAGAAACAACTTCTGGTTCTTTCTTTGCTTCTATTTTTTTAGCGACTGCAGCTGCACCATTCTTTGCAGGACTCAATCCAAATGCTGCGAGAGATCCAGAGAATACTGAAGCGATAAACGTAGGATCAAAGTCTAAAATCTTTTGACCATTTGGAAGTCTTACGTAACTAAATGTGAGCAAAGAAGCAGACCATATTAAAACGACAAGCTTCACCAAATCAGCTAACCATTCTCTAGATTCTTCATGATCTTTTTCAACCTTGACACTTGCTTCTTTTTCTATTTTATCTACCATGATAGACTAAAAAAAGAACCTCTATTATTTAGGAAATAAATAGTGAATAGAAACTTTCTTTCATAAATGGCAAAGGTCTTCACAAAATTCGGACTGAAAAGAGATTTGAATCTGTCCGATCTACCAAATAGAACTGATGCTCTCAACAATATTCTGAAAGGTCTGCAGCAAGGAACAGAAAGTTTCACGGCAGAAGATATAGAATTGTTGAAAGATATCTTCGTATCAGATATCACAAAGACTACATTCACGGATGCATCTGATGCTACTGTATTAGAACTAAAAGAATCTGGTATTAGTGCTCCTTATGATCCTTTGATTACATTCTCTAACAGAATCGACAAAGCATATTTCACCACATCTGAACCATTTTTCTTTGGTGGAGATGGTCCAACAACAAGATATTATGATAATGCTGCTATTGTTAGATCAACCCCAGGAAATGCTGCGACAAACTTTGAAGGTTTTGAAGAAAATAGTGTTGCGGAAACAACTTTATTCTGGGAGAGAGGCAACTTCTTTTTTGATGGGAAGTTTCTAGCAGAATTAGTATCAATATATGGTGCAGTAGAATGGACTGGTTACTTCAAACCAGTTCAAAATGGAGTTCACAATCTAAGAATAATTACTAGAGGATTCTTGAAAGTAGAATTTGACGATCTCTCGCAGACAAGAGACTTTACATTTGATCCAGGAACAGGTACGTTTAATTATAACAATAACGACTTTGATCTATTGAATGTTGTTGTTGATCAAACAAGATTAGATCAATCAACAAATTTATCAACCGCAACTATTGTAAATACAAACAATAGTCCTTTGGGAGATGCGAGAACTGTCACCATAAACTTAGGATCTCTATCTGCATACGAAGCTTATAAAATAAGAATCACACATTTCATAAGTGAAGATGCGGTTCCAACAGGTGTAGACATATCGAGAGCAATCAACTTTGACATTCTACCTCCATCATCAGGATCATACATAGATCTAAATTATAAGTATCTTTATAGCGAATCATATTTCACCAACTATAATATTGGCGATTTCAAAGCGTTTATCGATAAAACAATCTCGTTAGGAGGAACAGAGATTGGTTCTAATGGAACTATTGGAGATGTCTCTGGATCTTTTATTGAATCTACTGAAACACCTACACTAGGAGATAGTTATAAAAATCTCAATAATTTATTTCCAATTATTTCCTATTACCAATTTCCAAACAATATTTCTAGCGTTGAAAAAGATGTCGCTGGATGTTCTTTAGTTAGCGGAAGAAGCATTATAAGTTTCGATGAGAACGTAAACACAGAACCAGATCCCACAGAAAATATAGAAATTGGAAACTATGTATTTGGTACTGGCATACCAGTTGGATGCAGAGTAACAAAAGTCATTCAACAATCTTCAATAGAAGTAAGTCCTACACCAACAACAACTGGAACAGTAACTCTAACATTTGTAAATCATCGTGGTTTGGTATCATATGGAATTGGTGATGTTGCAAATAATAATGTTACAAACATTACAGATTCATTTAGTCTTACAGATATAAAGACAAATCAAATTCTTTTATCTAATGGACTTTCTTTTACATATAATGACGATACTATAGGAGTACCTGGAAGTACTGCAGATGGAAAATTGATACAAGAATATGATGGATCTCAAATCATATTAAAAAATACAGATACACCAGCAGCAATCGGCAATCAAAAGTTTTACATCTACCAAACTTCTGGATTGAATAGTGATGGTCTTGATTTCTTCTGTCAAGATGCAGTAAAAACGAGACTACTTGCAACAAATAATGATACAACTTCTGATACTGTTATTTTACAAGTAGAAGATACATCAGAAATATCTTTGGGTGATTATGTACATGCTTTCCCAACCATAAATTACGGTACTAGATCAGATGGATCTGTAACCGAAACTTTTAGCAGAGTTCAAGTAACTGAAATTGACGTAGCTGGAGTTCCAAATACAGTAAAGATAACAAGGACTGTCGGAACAGGCGCAGCTTTATTATCTGGTTTAGAATACAATCCAGACAAAATAAAAAATATAGTATTTACAACTTCAGATATAAACAAAGAAGTTTGTTTTAGACCAACCGATACTTCACCACCATTTAGTGCAAACTCCACAGGTCTTACAACACCAAATGATGTTTCATTTGTTGATGACTTTACAAGTAATGGTGGTGGAAATTTCAATCCAGATTCAACCATCACATATTCAGATTTGAATATAGTTACAAACGAAAATAATTTATATCTCATAAACCCTGCTATTGACAGAGTAACAAAGTACATACCAATAACAGATAGCACGGGTACAGAGTATTATATTATGATGGGAGATGATCCTACAGAACCAATAACATAATCAAGTAGAAGCTTCTGCCAATAATATATTATATTCTTCCCCGTTTATAATAACGGGTAATTTATGAGTGAATTTGGCAGCGATACCAGCAGGGAATAAAATATATCTACCAACAGGCAGACTAGGATTTTCTGGATCAAAATCAGTTGCATTTTCAGGGATAGATCCAGATCTATATAAATCTTGAATCTCTTCTATAGTAATGCAACCAGTAGCAGAAGCATCTCCTAGAATAAGATTTCCGATGCTTGCTTCTTGTTGAGTTGGATCGCTAATTGTTGCAGCAGAGTATTCTAATACCCCACCATTCAATTCCCAAGGAGAACTATTATCAGAAAAAGATCTTAGTTTTGTCACATTATCTAGAGAAGAACTAGGGTCAATAATAAAAACTCCAGGACTAGCATCAAAAAATAGTTCTTCTGTGCCACTAATAAAATTATCTGGGTCAATAGTTCTCAAAGCACCTTCTAGTTTTATTGGATTCTCATTAAAAGTATTACTCAAAGATCTCACATACTTCTTAGACTTGAAGAAATTTCCAGAGTCTAAGATAGATTCTAACCTATCAAAATTTTCGTTGAAAGTAGAATCAAGTATGCCAAATCCATAAACAGGTCCTGTTCCGCCATCAGTATCTTCAAATCTAGGTTTCACTAAATTCAATATGTTGTCTTGCGTTACAGAGTTATCTCTGACAAAGACTATAGGATAATCTATAGTAGGAGTGGTTGATATTGATATCGGAAATACTAATTTTGTTCTTTCATAAAAAGAAGTCAGTTTGAATTCGTTGATGTTGTTTGAAAAGGCAATAAAATAGTCTTGAGAATAAGCGAGAGGAGACGGAAGAGTAAACAATTCACATAAACAGTAAGGGTATCTATCAGTAGGATCAAAACTTCCAAGGGGACTATTCTCCTTGAATACATCAGAATAACCAGTACTAGTAACATTTAGACTGGTGGTAGTTGGGACACTAAGTATTCTAAAATCTTTTCCATTAAAAAATTCAGCTACACCGCCACCAAAAAAAGAATCCTCTATACGTAGAGTTTGAGTTATTGCAATTTGAGATGATGTAATTCCATGTCCAATATCAAATTGCAAAGTGAGAACATCAGTAGATACATTATACTGTAAATCTGTAATTTTTCTTGCTGCTTTTACTCGTACTTTATCTCCATTTCCATAACAAGATATCAAATCAAAAGTAAAAGTATTTTCATTAGTAATAGAAAATCCAGGTTCATTTACTTTATAAATGATGCTACTAGTGTTCTTTGTATTTCCAGAAAATATAGACAGGTCGGTTGATATGCTACCACCTGCAAGGTTGTTTATTGACTTGACTCCATCAATTGTTTCAGAAAGATTGAACCTCCTGACGTAACCTTGATTAACTGAAAGTGCCATTAGCTATTTACTCCTATTGACCATCCAACTTGTCTTAATAATTCCGCTGCAGCAAATCCAGTAAACACAGCAGTATTCTGTCTCTGAGTAATGCCATCAACATCAAAGAATATATTTCCAAGAGCAATATCACCAGCAGAATTTTGGAATTGAATAATATTAGGGGTTCTCAAAGTCTCTCCACTCAAGAATCCAGAACCACCATTATTTATTTGAGTGATGGTATAAGTTGCACTATTATAAAAAGTTAGTTGAACATCTACTACACCAACTTCCAGATCATAATTTTCTGGTCCAGAATATCCAAGATCAGATGCAGAAATTACAATTGTGTCTCCAATCTGATAACCACTACCTCCAGATACTAAACTTATAACAGTTATTTCACCATTAATATTACTCTCAACTTGAATTTGTGCTCCAGATCCAGAAGACTTAGTACCACTATCAGTAAATATAGAATTTATTGATGCCGTATAAGCCCGAGCTGGATTGCCAGGAGAAGTAAACGTTTCTGCTAGAGCAGTTACTATTCTCTCAGTAGTATCAACCGCAACCTGAACCGTTGCAAAAGCTCCTACACCATCACCAGCAGCACCATTATAAGCAAGAGAAACAGAAGGGTAAGTTTGACTGACAGGAAAATATCCTGCAGGAACACTTCCACCTACAGACCCTAAGGATGTAATGTTTCCATTTACAATTGTTGGATCAGCAGGATCTGTAAGAGAAGAAATAATTCCAGAAATTGTAGGGAATGGAGTTGGAGCAGAATTGTTTCCACCCCTCAAGTTTACAGATACCCCTCTTCTAGGGAAAGCTTTATAATTATCAACCAAATCAAACAAAATATTGTTGACTGATTGCTCAGAAAGATTGTTTACAGAAATATCTAACTGCCTAAGTCTAGATAGTCCAGCGAAACCAGAAACATATCCAGTATAGTTATTATTATTCAACGAAAGTATCTCAACGTTGGGACAAATTTCAGTAAAGTCGGGAAGATTGCCACTCAAACTATTTGAAGATAAAAATAGTTCTAAGAGTCCAGGAAGATCACTTGTCTGAGATATTAGTGTTATATTGTTTGATTCATAATTGATATAATTCAAAGAAGTTTTTTGTATATACTCAAGTGTTCCAGTAAAATTATTGTTTTGTAATTGTATTCTTCGGAGATTGAATGCAGATGCAAAGCTCGGAACATTACCAGTCCATCCTTGACCATCACTTCTAACATCTGTGAGGCTGATAG